GCAAAGATAACCTGTGCCTCACGCCTGAGACATTACGGTATCCGATATGAAATTGCAACCTACGTAAAATTCCGGAGTTCGCCACTCCATAAAAACCATACATTGTTTTTTCATATCGTGGACAAAGTCCGACCGCGCACGAATGCGCTCCATGGGGTTACTCCATGTACCATTTAAAAGCCCGGTTAGGCTGACAGATATTTTCCAATCACCTCTGTAAAAGTGACTTCGATATATCACGTGTGAAATATCTAGTTCATTTATAGTTTGAACAAACTGTAACACCACAAAACTATGAGTTAAGTGGTGGTAAATCGACATCATTTACATATACTAGTGGGGTATTCAGGAAAAAATATAATCCAAAATCGTCACCAGCAGCAACAAATTGCTGCAAAATAAAAGCCACGCTGGTACACATTACAGTATCAATACGCATCCCTGACACTTCTGTGTTTGCCACATCATAGTCGGTGCGTCGAGCATGCCAAAAGCGTCGATTGTCCTGATAAGGTATTTCTACTTCAACAGAAGGACATGTGGCCGTAGAAGTCTGCATTGCACCAGGCCAAGTGTGACTCCAGTATTTCCTGTAAAAGAACCCAGCTTCATTGGTAGTGGTGACACCACCATTAGGGACTGTGGCATACGCGAAGAATTGTTCTGACCACCCAGGTTTACCTGCAGACCTAACTACCTCCAATGAACCTGCTTGCATGGATGAATTTGAAGCTCCTCCAAAAACAGCAAATTTATGTCGCATACTACCCCGCATACCTGCATATGCAGGTATTACCCAATTTAACAAGGTCATATCTGAGTAGTTATATGGTCCAGTACTAGAGCTATTAACAGCTGTAGGGCACTTTCCCCTGTAATTAGGAATAACAGGCCTAGTAAAATTAGCTACTCCAGTATTATTAGTGAGATAACCGCAACTATGATAGTTGTATCTTTTAAGACACGACCTCCAAGAAACGATCTTCTCACCAAAATATATTTGTGACGTCTGGTCTTCTGCTAATTCAGGTGCCAAAGTACAGTCTGGCGTGTCCATACAAGGGGCGTTAAAACCTTCAAGGTTTTCTCCCACCCCTTCTACACCAGACTGGGGGAAGAACATCATTTGAGAGAGTTTACCTCCATCAGGACCTTGTACTTCGAAGTCATCACACATTGATGTGAATACAACGATAGTAACTGGATCACTAGATGCAGAAGGCAAAGACAACTCATTTAGTACTTCCACTTTGATAGAACCATTTGTGGTGATATTAGTGGTAGGAAGTGGAACATTTGAAAAAGGTTCCAGTCCGAGATCTCCTACATCAAGGTATGATCTTGGTTGATTCCACCCAATCTTAAGACAAAAATCTTTGCACTCAGCAATATCTACAATATGATTTTGCGTCACATTCATTTGATCTGCATTAGTAGCATAAGAAGGATCGTATGAAATACGCAATCTGCCCTTGTGAAAAGCCGAAGCAACGATTTTGAATCTGAACATCATTGAACCGCGCCAGTATGTAAAAGGCACAGATACCCAAGCCGATGGTGTTAATGCATAATATTGAGCTGGTATAGTACCAGCTGTTTGATATTGCAAGGGTGTAACATTGTGAAAATGTAAATCTGTGCCTTCAGGGCTTGCCGCAGACCACGTGAATGAAGTTACATAACTCTCACGTTGTGCCAAGCCAATAATGTTCATTTCGTCATCTGGTTTCAAACCAAGAGTGCGAGGGTCAATAGAAACTTCCTGTTTGGCATCAAGCGATAGTTTTTGTGTAGCATCACTAATATTGACGTTGGCCAAATTTCCTAGTACTGTAGGACGCATGGGATTGGTTATTGACAAATGTATTGGTTTACAGAAGCCTAATAATTTCATTGCGGCCATAGCACCTTCCATGACCATTTCTGATGCTCGTGCATATTTGCCAATTGTTGTAACAATATTTCTGCTCTTGGTAAGCACGGTAGGTTTAAGTTTATTAGGATCATCTCCATATTCATCACCACTCTGTGGGATTAACCCAGTAATATTCAAAGCAGTGGGTGCTGACAATGTAACGTCGGTCATCCATGCTAGTACAGTGATGTTCAATCCATCAGTGCCACCATTAGCATGTGACAACGGTACGACTCTCCTAATATATAGATTACCGAGATTATTCATCTCACTCTTAGTAAGATCTACTGCATTGTATGGCCAAAAGAAAGGACACACCATAGTACCACCTACGCTATTTGTAGGGTCTATATATATATGGGGATTTTGAGAAGCCAACACAAGAGCTTCATTGGAAGTGTCTAATGGAGGTTGAAATGTATCATTAATGGGTAATGGAACATAACTTGCCATACACAATCCATAGTAGAAAGAACTACCATTAACCATAAATTTAAGGTGCAGCTTGCCCCTTATATTCTTATAGTTGCTTATTCTATTTGCTACACGTGGCTGAGTAAGAAATGTTACCCAGGGTTGTGCAGCAAGGAAAAAGTCTGCTGCCAAATTCCAGTTCAAGGAATATAATCTAATAGGACGCGCTAAAAACGCATCTAATGACATAGCACTATCATCACTGACCCCATAAGTGGTGTCAGACATGTCTCCCATGTCATAAGTCATACCAGGATTATAATCACTAAAAACTGTATTTGTTTCCCGAACCATATTGGAATTGTTAATTAATTCAAAACCAGATTGTGGTACGAATTCCTCACTACTATACGATAATGAGGATGCAGATGGTGTGGAAAAAGCACCATCTGCTTCGTTCAGGGTCTCCGCCCCTTGTTGTGCGCGCCTTTGGGCTGGCGCGTTGCCCTTTATACAATAATTACAAATTCCAGGTTATATGTTCAATGTTACGCAAGCTAACCCCGTGTTGCGTAACGAATTTTGCTCAATGAGCTATATACAATATCGACAGCTATGTATGGAGGGACACACAAATGCCCCTCCTATGTACAAAGGTCCCAAGGCCTAACAGCTGTCGCTGCTGGTAATCTCGAGGGAACTAGGGTCGTGGATGCTCTTCCACTCTTCAACACGCATATCATACGTCTTGAAGATGCCAGTTGGTCTAATTTGAAATTCATTAGATATCAACTGGAGCTTATTTATGGCATCATCATAGGCTTCTCTGCCGTGGGCAAAGAACTCGTATGCTGCGCCATCTATAGTAGCTATCGCATGATCTGTGGGGGAGAGTACATCTGATTTGAGAACTGAATGTAAACTTTTGAAAATTGAGTCTACAGAAAGTTTTCCGACTATACATTCCAATTCAGGAATATATGCATCGGTTCGCTTCAGGAATTCCGCTTCATCCCACTCCATGTATTCTACCATAGTGGATGTTTTGTCAGGCATGGTAAATTCAATACCATGCTTGGCTAGAAATGATTGATATGCAATCATATTCCATTTAGGTGCTAGAGAAACATTTATTGTTCCCTTACAATCATCACCGTAATTGCCTCCTCGCTCGCACTCGCGAAAAGTGTGTGGATTACCTGTCTTAACTTCTATTTCATAAAAACCCATCCTCTTGTAAAGGGAATTGGCCGCATTGTTAGTGAAAACAGTGAGATTGGTTCCAGAAATTTGACCACTAGTCAAACTAATTAATGTACCATTATACGCAATAACTGGGTACACAAGTTCACTCACAATGCCATCAAAAATGAGTAAGTCTTCATCAGAAAAATTCTTAGAAGCCACAAGTAATTTTTTAAACATCTTATATGTGGCCAGTAAAACCTGGACAGGCATTTTTGTGTCAAAGGACTTGTAGTCTCCAGCAATACACTTGTCAAACCCATCTGAGTTACAATACTTAACCCATTGATCCCATTCCTTACTCATGCAATTCATACCCACCATTCCCTCAGAAACGAGTGGGTGCATTGACAAGAATCTTGCCATTCCAAGAGTTAATCGTCGCAAGTGATATTGTATACCAATATTCATGCCGTAGAACATACGCATTTTATCCTTAGTGATTTTAGTAGGTTCATCCTTAAGGACAGCTTTGCATGGCGTGTAAGCGCGCTGGCCCAATAACCAGGCTGTTTTACAACGCTCTATTTCGTCCCATATTTCAGGGGTAAAATCCTTGGGATCATCGTACCCTTCTATCTCAACGTCAACTAAATATCTACGTTTTTCACCAATCAAAGGGTAACCAATGGAACTACTAAAATTCATTTTATCAATAAAACGTTCGCCTGGTACACCATTAATGACCTGGTGTGGTTCGAGTGGCCGAATCATGTTACGCCTAAAATCATCTTTCATCAATTCTATGAGTGGAGCGAGATAGTCGTTCTCGGCCCACTGCAGAGATTCAGGTGAGAAACCCCCGCTACCATGAGTAATTTTTTCCAGAGTATCATTCCATGCCTTCCAATCTGGTTTAGACGGTGGTCTACCCCAGATGTTGGGAACACCGAAGTGCTTTTCAACGCTATCGGAAATGATTGATGGAACAACTCTTGAACTAAAAGTAACTCCTCCGCCACAACTACCATACACCTCTAAGTTAGTGGGTTCCAATAGGAAATTTACTGTGCTCTTATCATGGATGCTTGTTGAATACAATATATCTTTATTAAGTATTTTGTCAGGGAAATCACCTGCACTATGTGTAATATAGTTATTCATAGAAAGTGCATTCTTGGCTGCATCATAGTCTTTGCGTAGCAAAACTCCTGCAATACCGTGTACAGATTCAGAAAGAGTTCCACCAATGTGAAAACCTACTATGTGTGGGCTCTTACAAGTAGCTACAAAAGTAGCCATGCACAGTCCCCTGTGTGTAATTTGTGTCAAAACAGTATTATAACCATTGAAACAACATTCGGTATGACCCACGAAACCAGGAGAAACTGTAGCGCCCTCTTGACGCCTACTGCCATCCTTATTCTTGTACACTAATTTACATGATCCAGCATACGTATATTGTGGCAGAAGCCGCGATATATTAGTAAAACTACCACTGCTAGGAATATATAGTAGTGCCAAGTCTTGGTCTGGAATCAAGTATGTGGTACTAGGGCCAATTATAGCAGTAAAAATACCTCCACCACTGTCTTGTCCATGCCTCCTAAAAATGACTTGCACCTCTGAGACTGTTCCTTTTATACAAACCATGTGCTTCGGAACTAGTATGAGATTGCTGTCAATAGCTAATGCATTACAATATTCACTACCATTATCTCTTTTTATGCTAAAAACGAGTAAATTCTTAAATACAGTATTGCACACCTGGTCTGGTGTAGAAGTATCATTTTCGCGACAAGTACTAGGAATTGGTTCGACCCGCATCTTAGTATAGGCACATTTCTCACTATCACGGAGTTTAACATCCTCATACGTAGATGGTGATATGTTACCATGTGGAGCCATCATCGTACTAATAGCCCAAGCGCGACGAATGTTCTTAACGAGTAGGTAGAACGCACAAATGGCGGCAGAAGAGGCCAAAAAAGTTTGCAACTTCTTGTTTTTTGTAACAGAGGCAAGGTCGATAAAAATCTTTCCCTTACGTTGGTTTTCTACATACTTGTGATGCAAATCGATCTTCTCATAACACTGAAACGCATATGCAGCGCACAATGTAGTAACAATAATCAGTACATAATCCAATGTAGTAAATGCAATGAGTACCATCACTATAAGGATGTGTGCCATTAGTTTCCATTTGACTAACGAACATTCGAGCTGATATTTCTCGCAAAGTAAAAACTCATATTCAATAGGAGAACACCAGTGTACGAACCTAAAAGGCAAGTCTCTTGCATATAGCATCATGCCCTGTGTTTTAGTTTTGAGCCAAAATTTGGCTAAGTGTTTAAAAACAGGAGCCATGTGGGAGCTGCCACTAGATTCTGCAACGTAGTCTTCATTTCCTAATGCACTAATGTTCTGCAAATGATTAATGACGATATCCGGCTTAGAACATTGACAAATACTCTTAATATAATTGCATGATTCACACAAGCGAACAGCACTATGATATTTACCATTATCTTCAACCAACTTCTTTTGTTGATTGTAGTTGCGCCTAGCCATGTCAATAGCGAATTTTACCATACGAGCGTATCCGACCCCTTGAAGAGGGCCATCTTCGTCTAAAAGATATTTTTTAACGGGAGTATCAGGCCTACTTTGACATTGTTGGGTGTGCCTACATATTCATAGGCATCACAAAGCCAGACGTCCTGCACTTCCCAGACTTCTTTATCGCCATAGGCTGCATAAACTTTGTCTGGATCGATCATCCTCGAGCCGTCCTTTCTAAATTCGTCACGAACCCTAAAATCCAAATATATGTGGACTCTGCGTAAAACCGAAACTGGATTTTTAGAACAGTCGTACGCACCAATGGTGGGATCGTTAGTAGTAAGCAACACGACCTCAGGTTCAATAGTAATTTTATTCTTAAGCTCCAGATCTGCCATAACAGCTGTAGCCTTAGCATTATTATTTACTCGCATGAGAAACTCATATGGAACTTTGGTTTGAAATTCGGCTTTGGTATTGCCGACTTCATCCATAAATATACCAATAGTGTTGCCACGCAGTGAACTGTCATACTCATCATAAGGATTGTAGTACGCCACATTTTTAGGATTAGGATCAAATCCAAGTGATACCAATAGATCTACCATAAGGCGTTCTGTAATAACACTTTTTCCCTGACCAGATTCTCCATGTATACATAGTACAAATGGAGCTCTTTTAAAACCTCCGGTCGTCTTTTTAGTTTGATACTGAGTGCGTATACTAAGAAGATGACTCTCCATAATACGTAATTGCTTCTGATCTTCACGATCAACGGCAGTCTTAAGGCCACGCACAGTATCAATGACACTGTCCAATCTGCAACAATATTCTGTTTCTGGCAGAAAGGTAATTTTCTCAAAGTTTCCAGCAGAAACATGATCCCAATTGGAAACAACAAAGTTATAATCATCATTGACTTGACGCATTCGCTTATCAGAATAAAGAAGAGCGCCAATGTCACCATGCAGGAAAAATTCTCTACCGCCTTCAACGAAGAATATAATCGTGTCCATGACGGCAGCGAGAAGGGATGGAGCATCAACGTGCTTCCTATACGTATCTGGTGAAAAAAGTTTTACACCAGCAACGTTCCAAGTGACAGAAGACGCTTCACAAAGACCTAAGCTAACACAAGCTGTGATTAAATATGAAATCTTCTGGAAGATTGGATTGTTACGAACACGCGTGAAATTGTCGCCTAAGTGCCTAAAGGAAGTGATAAAATCATCAAATCCAGATTCAGGAACAAACTCATCGCCCATCCATTTTCCGGGCATCTCAGCAATATCAGTCATATTGAAATTGTCATCCAACATCTTACTAACAATATCATCCAATGAGGACCTATCTAAAGATTCGCTAGAAAACAAAGACAATATATAGTGACAAGCTTGTGCCACAACACTCTTATTAGAAAAAGTCTTAATATAAGTAACAATCTCCAATAGAATGAGTCGATAGTCTTTCATAAGAAATATCTTGGCGGCAGATAAAACAAAATCTTCAATAATTTTAGCCAATCGGCCATCATCTGCAGGCAAAAGACCAGTAATAGTTTCAGAAAATTCGTTAAGACGAATACTACTGACGATATCGGGATCAAACCCTGCATGTGGTACAAATTTCTTCTTGTTGGTGAAACCATGAGCACTCTTCTTTTTATTACGCGCAGTAATAATAGGAGCATGCTTAAAAGCACGTTTCTCACGCTTAATGCGTACAATTTCACGCACTTCTTGTTTGACGTCAAGACTAATAGAAGAATTTACTTCTCCATACTCATCGACGGTACCAGACTCGCACTGGTAAAATGAAGTATATTCCTCCTTCTCATGAATATACGTGTATTGGTAAGTAGAACTATACCAAACCTCTTCATCTTTTCTAGCTTCATAACGTGCACTACGCAAATAGCTACGATATGAGCCAAGACTGGGATATCCTCTAAGGATCCAATCTTCTCTCCATGAAATAAAATCTCTGCGCTCAGAGGTTCTAATTCGACGGACCAATCGCCTTTTTTCGGTACGCACTTCTGGAGTGCGTCGATCACACACAAAATTGTGTGACTTATGAATACACGTCATTGTATATGCGTGTAAATAGTGAGCAATATGGAAATATTGCAAGCAATAATAAGATAAGGTTTTAAAACATTAAAATAATTGGGAAAAGGTTTACTTCATAAGAAGGGGGGGAGTTGTAACTTCATGCTCCCTTTAACGTCAAATTTGCGATTTGACAGGTGGCTCATTTAATAGAACCAAGATGGCTGATGCGTCTCCAGTACCCAGATCCCGTACTTTTCCTAGTACGGCAGGAAAATTCCTACGCCATTCCACTCGTCAAAAGTGGCGCTTATTGCTAATTTCAATACAATAAGCCTTTTCGCCCCAACGGCGTAATTATGTCAAAACTCCCACCTGGGAGTAGTAGTCATTCAAGCACTACTTCAGTCACAAGTTTGCGTACATATCAGACAAAGTCTGTAGCGGTAAAACGCATGTGAACCTTAGTTGACACAAATCCATAAACCATATCTGTTGTTTGTTTCGTTTTTAAAGATATTATTTTTATAACAACAAATTGACAACTAAAAACTAAATATAAAATATGCAATATATAGTTGTACGTAAAAAACGTACGTTACCTTAAGTACAGTAAGGTAATGAATAAATCCATCACAATCTGCATTCGGTATCCGACTCAATCTCCATGACACGGACTTTTGCGGTACTAGTAGATATCCTTCGCAAGCGATATATACCTTTTGAGGGGGGGGCTGTATCTTTGTAAAATATTATTTGAGATTCGAAATCTCATGGAAGCGTAAGTGGACGCTATCCATGAGGTCGCAACGCTTCAAATAGTAACAAGTATTCTGTACAATTAACACTTATAATCTCC